GTTGATACATTTTCAAATCTTGATTTAATCCAAAAACCAGTCGACTCGAATAACCGTCACCGTATCGGACTTCAAGAACTCGGGGACTACTAGATTTTGCTAACCCGTAATTTGGATTTATCGAAGGAAAATTTGCCATAAGTTAAACCGCTAATAATCCGCCCGGTCTTTTCTGGCGGACTAGTTCAGCCTGAATTGCTGCCCCTATCATATTGCCCAACTGTGCGGCTTGGTCGCCTTCACCTTCAACTGAAGAACCAGACGCATCAACATTGACGGACACATTGACGGAACCACCTCCACCTAATTGATTATTCGGAATAATTGTTCCAGCCTGACGAGGAACAAAAAGTTCCGGACCACGCTCCCCAACGAGCGCAGGTTTTCCAACTGGCGGCTTTCCTCCTGCTGCAAAGCCCGGAAGACCAAAATATTTAAAGGCTGCTCCGATGGCCATATCAATCAACATATCCTGAATTTTATTTGCAATATTTCCAAGCATTTCACCCAATGATTGAGTGCCCTTTATTAGCCCTTTGATCCCTTGCGCCAAGCTTTGCGAGATAGTAACGCCAACCTGTTTAAATCCTTCGTCTAAATATTTTGTTAATTCAATTTGCTTTTTCAACGAAGCTTCTGCTTTTTTATTTGCTTCTTGTTTTTCTTCTTTGTTCTTTTTAAACGTTTCTGGTTCGAATTGACTTTCATCTAAAGTCTCAAATTGCAATCTTGAGATCGGTTCAGCACTAACCCCAAACATCCGCTTCGCCCAAGCTGGCATGGAGTTCTGTATATCAATAAACGCGTTCTTCATCGCAATGACAAGGTTGCGTCCATATAGTTTTGATGCCGCCATTGCTCTTTGTAATCGCCTTTCAAGATCAATAAAAGAATTAGCCCAAGCCTTTTCAAAATCTTGAATAATATTTATTTGTTCAATTCCAAACGCCTCACCAATCGCCGAACTAATACCCTTAATGACTTGAAAGACAGCGCGAAAAGGTGCCGCTACAAGTTTCACCGCGACAGCAAGAAGGTCAATCCCTATAGCAAGAGCGCGAATGGTTTGCTTCAATATTTCGCCAGCCTCCGAACCTTCTGCAAAAATATTCTGAAATGAAACACCAAGCCGTTTTATTTGGCCTTGCAAAGTATCCGACGCTGTAAAGGCTGCTCGAGCTGCAACGCCATTAGCCTTTTCCTGACTCTCGACTAATTCTCGATACCTTTCCATATCTTTCAATATCGGCGCCATAACCTGAATCGCTTCCGCCCCAAAAATATCTGTCAAAGCCTGAGTACCCATCCCGCTTAATTTCTCCAAGTTCGCGGCTAATCCTTCCGCTTCAATTGTCGTTGCACTTATATCAACCCCGAAATCTTTTAGTTTTTTCTGACCTCGTGAACTTACAAGCTTAAGCATTGAAACCTTCAAACCAGTGAAAGCCGTCTCGGCCTTTACACCTGCCGCAGTTGATTGGGCAATAATCGCGTTGACTTCCGACAGAGGGACGTTCAAGGTTGCCGCCACAGAAGCGACCTTACCAATATTATCCGCATATTCAGAGACAACTATCTTTCCATCGTTCTGAGTTTGAATGAATTGGTCCATTATTTTGCGCGACTCTGAAGCGCTGGCGCCATACGCATTTAAAACACTTGTTAAAGCATTTCCTGTTGTATTGAGATCAGCGAAGCCACCCGTTGCCCCTTGACTTGCCGCCTTTAAAACTTGCGCGGCCTCTGCGGCTTTACTAAAACCAGCCGAAGCAACATCATAAGAAGCGGATGTTAATTCTGTAACACTAATTTGATTATTCAACTCAGCCGACACCATTTTCAGTTGATGGACTAAATCTTCTGAATTACCTCCTAGAGTTTCAAACTTTGCTTCTCCAAAATCTTGTTTGACTAAAGTGCCAAACATTTGCTGTAATGCTGCACCCGCCGCAATTAACGGAAGGATTGGAGCCAGTGCCGCATGTAACGCCATCCCCGCGCCAGCAATTCCCGGCGTTGCCGCTTTAGCTGCGCCACCTATCCCAAGAAAACCGAGAGCTGTTCCTTTTAATCCACCTTGAACAACCTTTAATTTTGAACCTTGCTTATTAATCGTTCCATTGAATTTCTTTGCTTGCGCGTCAACTTTTTTCAGACCATTGATTGTCTGTCCAGTTTCAAGGCGTAAAGCAATACCGACTTGTTTCATTATTTACACCGCCTCGAAAATATCGAAAGTGATCCTGACCTGAGTCTGAAAATATGATTCAGGTTCGGGATTGACAAAAACTTCAGGGCCAACAGGCGCATCAAAATAAACCCCTGAAACTTTTACTTTATTATAAAGATCTCTAATCCTTTTCCCGACAATAAAATTTTCACCCGGTCCCATTCCTTTCGTACTAAATACATTAAAAACAACAACGCCACTAACCTTATTCTGATCCATCGAAACATAGGAACTACTACCAAAACTAATATCGCATTGAACCCAAGTTTTTTTATTTGGTGGCTTAAAAGGCGTGTTATTAAAAACGACCGTAATTGGTGGAGTGCCTGTTAAGAGTTCATCTTGTAAACGCGTTTCAATCGTCGATCTGACTGTGTTTAAATCTGCCGCGGCCATTACTTACCACCCCACGCTTTCCAGAGTTGCTTGCTTCTATCTTCAAGGTCTTTTTCTATTAAGTCAATCCAGCCAACCTTTTGTTTTATAGCTTCGCCTCTTTTCTTATTTCCGCTTCTATATTTTCCACCCCAAGAAGGCGGCAAGCTTGTCCCAAAAACAACAGGCTCCGCATAAGGCAAATTGTTATGCACGTAATAAGTATTTCCAACTTTTTCTTTCCCGACAATGTAATTACTTCCTTTAGCTGGCCCCGCATTTTGATATTTACCCGGTGGCTTTGGTGCGCCGCTTGTGTCGTTTTGTCCTATCTGCCAACTAGCCGCAAGTCTTCCTGTATCAACTGGCGTTCCTTGTTTTACTAACGAATCGGCTTCTAAAACCAAAACGCGCATTAATTGATCCAACTCCTTTTCATATTCTGGACCCATATCAAGAATAGAAATGTTGTCAAACATTATGCCCTCAAGTACAAAACATAATTAAGGAAAATACCCGCCTGAATTTCTTTTTCAACTCTCACAATTTGATATGTTATTCCACTCATAATAAGTTCATCCGTCGTTGAAGGCTCAACAGTTAAAGCATCCGAGGCGATCATTATTTTTAAATCATCGCCCTGAATTAATTCATTAACTTCCCGTTGATTAACAGACGACAAAACACCCTTCAAGGAAGTATCACTTGTCGAGCGATTAACTTTACTGTTCTTAACGTCGTACGTTCCCATCGTCACGCGCCTAAAAGTCACAGAGGTTCCGATGCCGGTCGTTGCGACAACTTTACCGATGACTTTTTTTAGGCCCGTTTCAAGTCCCATTTATAAATGATAGGCAATAACAGAACCCGCGCTTGTCTGAGTAATACTTGTGAAGACTCCCTCAATTTCTGTGCTTGCTTTTAGATCAATTCCAGAAACAGTTGAAGAACCATTCTTTGTGACATTTGGAGAAACCAAAGTAACAGTCGAATCTGTTAAGCAAGTGATTTTCCCAAACCTCCCTGTATGGGCGTTTGTGTCTGTGATAATAACCGCTGATGAATAGGCGTAACCCATTTTGTTTAGCTCCGTTTGATTGATACATTACCCGGCCCACTTATTCTAAGACCTCTTAAGGTTCTTTCATACATTGGCGGAACACGATCAGCGCCAACAGCTCCCGTACTCATAGGTTCAACAGCAATTCCACCAACCCCGACGCGTTTATAATCTTCCAAACCTGAAAGTCCTAAACCCGCTTTGTTGTTGTTTAAGTAAACAGCCAATATGACCTGTGCTTCTTTTACTTGAACAGGTATTTCCGTAGTTGTATAATAATCCGCCGTTAATGTATAAGGAAAACCAGCAATCGAACGGTTATAAGTGTCAGGTTTTAGGACTCCTTCTCTTGGCCATTGCATCCCCTGAGTATCTGTTGCCCTAGCGCCTAGAAATCTTTCACTGTCAACTCTTACCGCCGCAGTATATAAAGCTCTGTTTTTCTGGTCGGTTGTTGCGGACGCCCATGCAGCGACGTCGTCATCTTCAACAAGACCATCAATTAAATCTTGTGCATCAGTCAGAGCTAGGTAACTGTTCGCGTTCGACGCTCCGACCGTGTGATGAATCGTTATTGCCATTTGTTAAAGGCTTGGTTTTTCTTTTACGTTTTGGCTTTGCCTTGACAGTAGAACAGGAAGCCGTCGAAGCGGCCTCCAATTCTGCTTGCCTTCGCCTAAATGCGAATAATCCCATTAGTGGGCAGAAGTCACACCAGAGTAAACAGTGATCGCTTCAGAGCCGCTTGCAATAGCTGTAACACGTCCCAAGAAAGCGCGTGTTGCTGCTGCTGCTGCGGTGTTTGTGTTATCACCGTCAAGAGTAACGCCTGTTCCTCCTGCCAAAGTCATAGCGTGAGTAGAGGCCGCTTGATTTCTCAAAGTGATTGAGAAAGTTGTACCAATACGAACACCAGATCCAAGCTCGGAAACAATTGCTGCTGCTGTTGCTGTAGTAACGGTTTTCGCTCCTGTAGGAGTCATTACGACAAGACTGTTAACAGACTGAGCCGCTGTCAAAGTTGTGTCAGCGTCGGACGCTGCTACAAGTTCAACGCTTGAGTTCTCTCTGTTAAAAACAGGATTCTCAAGTTGGAAAATACTAGCCATTAGTCCATATTAGATAAATTGGACACTCTTACGATCCCAACGTTTTTGGTTTCGTATACCTTGCTCCAGTTAGTAACTGTTGAAAGCTGACTAGCTGTAGGGTTCGCTGTAGTCACTGCCCACTTAGATCCGATTGGATGATAAATGTAGTGAAGGTCGAAACTCATAGCATCAGACTTGGCAAGGATGTCCCTGTCAAATTCTGTTTTAAGTCCTGCCTGCTGGCCGCTACCTACTGAACCGTTAGCAAACAAATAAGTCGCGTAAACTGTTGAAGCTCCAGAGCCTTTAGTTGTTACGTCATCAGAAACAATAACGTTCAAACCGCAGTACTTAGGAACAGTGCCTTCGCCACCGTAAGCCGCAGCAATTGAACCACCTGAAGCGGTTGCACTTGCATTTGTATCAGCAGCAAGAACGAAATCAACCATCTTGCGCTCTAACAAGTCATAAAAGACGTTGCTGTGAACACAAATGGAGGTAAGCTTTCCGCCTTGATCGCCAAGCTTTGCTTTTGCTTTTGCAATATGGCCGGGGCTTAATGCTGTTCTTGTATCACCTGCTAAAGCATCAACAGCTAAATCAGAGAAAGCGGTGTTTCCTGCATTAAGAGCAGAAAGATCACCAAACACACCCGCCAAAGTATTTAATAAATCCTTCTGACGTTCGTGAGCAATATAAGAAGCAAGCTTTGTTCCAACTGCCTTAAGAGGATCAGAACCAGCCGCTAATGCTGCCAAGTCTCTAGCTTCGAAAGCATCGCCACGATGTAAAACCGCTGCGACTTGCTTGTCTGCTGTGATCTTCTCAGGAACAAGAGAAGTGCTGTCTGTTAAAACCTTGAATGTGCTGTTAAGGTTCGCATTCCAAAAAGGAACATTAACGAAATCACCACCATCCTCGGATGCGTTGAGCTGCGCCATTGGTTGAACAACACCAGACGCCAAGAAGGCATCCTTTTTAGTTGTTTCTTCATTGACGTAGCTCTCAAACACCTCGGGGATAATGACGTCGCTTCTAAGCGTGGCCATTGCCGAAATTTATGAAAGTGTATTATTCGCCCGCAGGGCTACAGTCCGCAGCGCAGCCTTGAAACTGTTACCGACTATCTTAGCGCGTTATCTTATTTGTTTGCAGAAATTATATCCTTAGCCTTTAACCAAGCGTCACGACCATACCTCTTATAAATATCGTGTTCAACATCATGCTCGCCATTAGCGAGCCTTTTCATTAGGTCGGAATCAATGCCCGCAGCATTGCCAGAAGCAGAACTTCGACTTGCTGGCGCTCCGCTTCCTTGAGGTGAAGGATCTTTTAATAAATAATCGCGCTTATCTTCGACGAGTTTATTTTTAATCCACTCGGTAACGGGTGGTCTGTCGTATCCATCAATAACAACAGGAACGCCATCTTTCATTTCGATCTTTTCTTTAGGCAAGAAATTATTCAAAACAAGATCAGGATCTCGAACGACTTCAGATAAAGCTTGAACGGCTGGATTGATTAACTCAAGATTTTTAACTTTAGATTCAAGCTCTTGAATTGCTTCTTTTTGCTTTGCCTCCCTTTCCCTGAATTGTTCCTCCCTTGCCGTTAAGGCTTCGCTATATTTCCCTTTACGCTCCAGCTCCGCTTGCTCGCTTTGCTGTTTAAAGGTTAATAATTCATTGATGTCGGTTCCTTCAGGTAAACCCGAAAGAGTTTCTTCGACCTTTTTAAACTTCCTTTTTTCTTCTAGGAGTTCTTTGTTCTTGATGTCGGTTGCATCAATACGACTTTCAAGCTTTTTAACTAAAGCTTGTAAATCTTCGACATTTGTTTGATTTGAATCGCTCGGCGCAGCTTCGCGATTTTGTTCGTCTGACATGAAAACCCGCAGGGTTGCATTTATATACTAACAATAGCCCTTCTTCTTTGCACCTTTGCCCTTTTTGCCTTTACGTGCCATGATAGAAACAAACGAACCACACTTGAACCCATTATGGCAAAAAAAGAACCCTATATAGACCGAAGTCCTTTTACGGCTATTGGTATTAGTTACAACATCGACCCAGAGGACGACAGAACCAACGACCAAATAGATAAAGATCTTGACAAGGCTTTAAAAGCAGAAGGAATTGAAACAGAGACGATTAAACTTTCTAAAGAGCCTGATTATCTTAAATAGCTTCTAAAACAACCTCAGTCATTGAGAAATCTTCTGCAACTCCATCAACTTTCTTTGTCCAAGTCTTTGTCTTCTTACTAATAAGCTTGTAACGAACTCCGCTAGGTTGCAATATTTCGCTTTCATTCATTCCATTTAAATATTCAATAGGTGATCCATGTTTATTGACATGTCTCATTACAAGCCCATGATTTCCACGTCCAATTTCTCCTTTTGCAAATTTGATTGCAATTCGAGGATCTGCTGACCAACTTTCCATCGTTGTCACAGCCTCACCTGCTTTTATATTTTGGAGAACATCCTCAACGATGTTTTTACTATTAACAGTCATCCCCCGGAAAACGGTTCCATTAGGCTGCTTATCATAAAAAGCCTCTCCAAGTTTGACAGTCTTCCCATCATAAACAGCTCTTGTTCCTCCCTTCCATTTCGGAGTTCTAGCGATATACCGTTCCATTCTGTCGGCATCTCTAGCAATGGTATTAACTGTATTTTTATTTCTCCCTTCAAACATCTCGAATTTCTTTAATTGTCTTATTTCATTAGGGTTTAGCTGTTTTCCTACAAGTTTTGCCTGTTTTATTTGAAGTGCTCGAATCTCTCCGAAATTCGTCCCTGTCCAATTACTAATAACCTCGGATGTTTGATCAAATTGGACTTTGGTCATATCATAATTTTTCACAGAATCTTTTACGTCCGATTTATACCAAAGATCATCTGTTGATTTCTTTCCTTGTTTTGCTGTCAACCTTGGAGGTGGTGGTGTCTTCTTGTTGGTGCTTCCAATATTCTTTTGAATAAAGGATTCGTCATCCCATTTTTTAATTGGTGCTTTAGGTTTGACAGGAGTAGGATTAAGTAATTTTTTAAAGGCTTTATCATATTTCGTTTGAAGTTTAGTAAGTTCTTTTTTCTCTACAAGCTTGCCGAGTTCTTTAGGTGTGATCGTGTCAAATTTACCTTTAGGGATCAATGTCCCATTGAAAAGCTTTTGATTCATAAACCAGTTCTGATGCTTTTTATTTGTTAAATCTGCTTTCTTGAAATTCTCCAGAGTGTTTTTTGTAGAATCATCTAACTTTTGAAGAGTTGCAACTTCTGGTTTTAAATCTCCGGAAACAACCTTTTTCGCCTGAGTTTCTACAACAGACTTATCAACCATTTTCTTTTGGGCTGTTGTCAAAGGCTTATAAGGAACAAGCCCTTTCTTTTCCGCCTCAGTCATATATTTTCCTTCTTTAGCAAGTAAAGCTTTTGAAGGTGGTTTGATTTTTTCAAACTCAGCAAGTGTTTTCTTCTCTTTATCTGAAAGAAGCTTTGTCTTTTTGATTGGTGCTTTTGGTTTTATATTTGACGGCTTGCCATAAGTTTTTTGTAATTGCTTCAGGCTCTTTTCACTTCCGTCTGAACTTACAAATTTCGCAATAGCTTTATCTGGACCAACCTTCTTCGACAACTTATCGAAATATTGAAACTTGCCTCGCCATGCTTTCTTTCCACTTGCAAGCGTGACTTCTTTGCCGCCTAATATTTTCGCCCGCATTTTCGGCGGTTGTTTTTGCAGCCAAGACCCGTAAGAAGTTCCAGTTGGAACAGGCCCACCAACAGCGGCCCTTGTGCTTCTCGTGAAGTTTGGCGGCGGTATTCCTAACCCTTCATAATCAATAGTCGCAACGGTTCGACATCTGCAATTGAAATGTTGAGGCGGTGTCGGCCCCTGACCATATTTGAAAACTTGCCCATCAAGCATCATGCACTGCGGCGCGGTCCTGCTGTCTAGCGTCGCGATCCACTTATAACTTTCCGTGATGTCGCTGTTTTGTTTATAGACCGACTGCGCGGCTGTATCGCTGACCTGTTGAATTGAAGTACGAACAAGCGTTGAAATTTGGTGGTTAGCCATTTTAGTGGCTTCCCCACCTGCTAACGCGAGTTGTTTCGCTGTCCTTGCTTTCTCTCCAAAATACAATTGACCCAGAAGACGCCGCCCGACCTGTTGAGTTGTTTCTCCTGAAAGCAACCCGTCGCGAATTGTACGCCCAAATAAATCAGCGTTCTTTTCTGCTAACCCCCTGAAAGCTTTACTAATAATGTCACCATTCGGAAGGGTTAATTTCGATCCCATCTTTGCGGTTAAATTAAAACTTCCCTGTGCTTTTCTTAATCCATCAACGCCTTTAACCGCCGCCTGTAAATCATCGCTTAAAACATTTGCATTTATATCAGTCGCTTTATTTTTAACAACGGCCTCGGCAAACTTTGGAGACACTTCAACAGAACGAACAGAAGAACGCATTCCCGCAGGTAAAACTTTTTTTAATTGTTCTTCTACAAATTCAGATTGAAGCTTTGCAACACCATCAAGATTTTTTATCAATTCCTTTGAACTACTATTTGACCAACCTTCAAGACTTTTCTTCGTCTGGGCTAATAACGAACGTAAACGAGCCGCCGTATATTTGGGTTGGCTTGCTTTTGGCAGTCTTTCTATTGCTTCAAGCTTTCGAACCGAATCAAGAATGATCCGGTTGTAAGACTGCATCAATTCTTTTGAAACTTTATTTTCAAACCGATTTAAGTCGAGCGAATTACGAAAATAAGTCTCTGGAATTAGATCAGAATAAGGAACCTCAGCCCCGACTTTTCCACGGTCAACAGTTCCGAAAATAGATTTTATTTTAGGAGCCATTTACTTAGTCTTCTTGATCTACATCTTCAGGTTCCGCAGATTCTTCTTCTTCATCTTCGTTAGCTTCAGGAATTGGCGCTTCTGCTTCCATTGCTGTTAATCCTTCTTGCTGGACAGCTAATAATTCTTCTTCGATTTCAAAATCATCGCCCAACACTTCACCCGCTTCCAATTGCTTCAATAAGGTTTCCTGTGTAATTGCTCCGCTTGTCCATAGCTCCTTAAGGCTGTTGATTTCTTGAGGATCTAAACGTGAACCGAGGAAGTCCCGATTGACAAAACAATTACCAGACTGCGAAAGGTTTAAATATTTCGCGTGATACATGAGGCAGTTATCAATCAAATCCTGTAACTGTTGTGCAACCACCTTCATCGTGCTATCGCCTTGTGATCTATCTATTTCTTTTGACCTTGCTGTTTCTGCCGATGCTTTTAATTTAGTTCCCAGAATTGCAGCCATCCCAAGCTCGTTTATTTGCTTCTCAATTCGATCTAATTGTGTGAATTGTGCATCAAAAGATTTTCCTTCTGGTTCAACAAAGCGCACATCTGAATCAGTTGGAAGACTTAACGCTTCACTTGGTCCCGCGCTTACTTCCTCCGCGCTTTGAGGGAACCCGAAGAAACACAAAAACGGGACTGCTGAAATATGGAGCTGATTCGAAACATCAGAGCCATTTTGATAACTGAGAACATTTAACTGGGCCACGTCACCGAGGGGCGGCCTCGACTCCATAAAATTAACCCTATTGGAATAAGCAACGGCAAAAGGAATTTCAGAAAGGCTTGTCGTTCCTTCATCGTGCAAAGTGAACTCACCTTGTTTGTTCCTTCTGTGTATTTCAAAAGCGCCCGGAGTTAATAGACGAACTTGCTCGACGGTAGTTTCTGAATATTCGCCATCAGGCTCAATGACCTTTTCCAAGAGTCTTAATTGTGTAAATTTGCGAGCGCCGTCAATAATTTCTGAACGCCATCCAAGAATTTCCCGAGGGCTATATGTAACCCAATAAGGACGCCCGCCATTCTTGTCGGCCTCGACTAAAACGCCACAGTGTCCATAGCGAATAATCGTTCTTGCACAGGTATAGGCCCAAACTGAAAGCCCGTTAGATTGCAAGTCAATATCAAATAAATCTTCTGTTATTCGCGGCGGGACGTCATTCGTTCGAATTGGCTTTCTGATCAACATCCCTGCCAATAGCTTTTCTATTCGTTCGTAATAAGGAGGACAAACAGAACGGCTCAATCTGCGGTCGTAGCTTCTTTCATCCTCGCGCTCCATTTGCGGCAAATATTTCCGATGCTTCGCCCTGATGCCCTGCGAACCTGTTAGCAAATCTTCAATAATTTCCCAGTAAACCTCCTGATCCAAATAAGCCTGACAAGGCTGTTCGATTCCTCCGTCATTGGGCTGCCTTCTATGCTCGTAAATGTTGTAACCGCTATACACTTGTTAATCCTCTGGACGTTATGAACATCATCTTAATTGTACTCATCAATAAATCCTAATACCTGTTGATTTTCCTGCGTTTAGATGTAAAGGATTGAAGCGCCTCCAAATAATATAACCAAGAGCGTCGGCGTAATGATCATGCCCCGAATCCTTCGAAGGTTGGCCTTTGTCGTCGTAACTTTGCAGTTCTAAGGACTTAATCATTTCTTTGCATCGCGGATGAATATGGAAACGAATTTGTCCCTTACCATTTTCCAACAATGCTTGAACAGAATTAACACGGTCAGCAATAGCCGGATTCGACGCCCCGGATTGGTTATATATTTTGTAGTTTCCAAGAATTTGGATGTCGGTTCTGCTGCTATTCGTGCTTCTTGCTGAACCGCTTGCGTCAGGGTATCCATAAACCGTGGCTCTGGGAAATTTCGCCCGGATAGTTTTTCCCAATTCGTCGGTGTCATATGCTCTGATCTCATCGAATATGTAGAGTTCTTCGTTTTTGATAACCCCGAGGATTCCCGACATTTTCCCGATATTAAAATCTATTCCTGCGTGAATAATCTCATTTGTTAAGTCGGGTATCTCGGTTGTCAAATGCTTTTCTCTACAAAAACGGGTATATACACAACCTTGAGTTATGTTCACAAATTCACCTAAGAGATAACTCTTTAGAAGCGCTGGCTGAAAATTGGACTCTAAACGGTCGATGAAATCTTTCGGAAGGTGCTTATTCTCATAAGTGGTCATTTTGATAAGCTTCCGATCTGTTCGCGCTTGAGCTTCTTCTGTTCCGAAAGTGTTATAAAAAAACCTGAAACCTTCAGGAGTTGAAGCGGCTGCAAATTGCCTCACATTTCCATCTCTTAAACGTGCAAGGATTCGGGGAAAAGCCTGTTCGCAAATAGCCTGTCCTACAACGTCTAACTCGTCGCAAACTACATGAGAGAGATTCAAACCTACAATCCTGTTGTAATTTTCAAAGGACCGACAGAGAAGCGTCGTCGGCTTTTCTAGGTGCAAAGTATATTCAGGCAACGGTGACGCCCTGAAACTGTAAGAAATTCCATATTGCTCTAGAAATTCATTAAAGCCCCGGATGAAAATATCGCGGACAAGAACATTAGTCGGCTCGAAGACGCAACCCGTATATCCCATATTTAAAATTGCGAGCTGAACGCATTTCGCAAACAAGGCGAAACTTTTTCCCGATCCATAACCAGCACAAAGCCCAAGAATTTCCGTTGTTGTATCTTCAAAAAAACGAGCTTGGCCTGTATGAAGATCCGCTTGTATTCGTTTTAAAATATCGGCCGAACGTGTTGGATCTGGCGGAGTAATGAAATCAAAGACACTTTCTTTCTTACAGACCGATTCAATAAGGGAACTCATACAGACATTTCAAAGCGTAAGAGCTTGGCTTGAAGCTCCAAAGATTTCATAGCAATGAGAAGATTATTGTCTTCTGAAGCTCGGCGCTCGTAATCCTGAAGACGTGCTATTGCGGCAAGGAGAAATTGCGGGCGCTCCATTTCACAATCAATGGATTGAAGAACGCGAGCGCGTTGCAAATATTCTTCTGTTTGTCGAAGTGAAACCTTGAAATTTTCCGCGCAGTATCGGACGATCTGGGTTTTATTATGTCCGCGTAATAAAAGATCATAAACACGATGAACGCGTTTATCTATTTCAATATTAGTTGCTTTTTTTGCGGGCTTTTTCGCCATGCTGTCACTATAGACGGCACTGATTAAATTTGAAACAAACTGAATCTTATTAAGATTAAAAGGAAGGGGATGGCATCCGCAGGATAATTGACAGCCAATAGATAAAGATGTATACTAATTAAGTCAGCTCGTCACTGACACTTTTCAAAAAGAACCAACCGAACAACATGGCCGACTCGTTTCAATTCTTATCTAAGTTGTTGGGAATGACCAACAGCACGAACGAAAATGAAAGCGCAGTTGCAGAAGCAAAACTTGAAGAACAACTTTTAAAGCGCGGAATTACAAAAGACCAACTTGAAAAAAAAGTTGAGGAAGGGATAGAAGATCCAACATTAAAAGAGGCGATCAATTGGACATGGACAGATGAAAAAGGCCATCAGCATTTTTCAAGAGTCAAACCACATGAACAAATTATCGTTAGCGCTTGCGTTTATTTCTTCAATGGGAAATTAGTTATCGGACACAGCTACAAAGGAAAATGCTTTGACATCTTTGCGACAAAAGGAAACAGAAAACAAATTGATTTGTATTCTGCCTATTTAATCGAAGCATGTGAAAGAGCATTGAAGGAAGAAAGAAAAGGAGTACGCGGCGGATTCGATGCAACATTCAATTCAAGCTTCAGAAAGAATTGGGCTTGGAAAATCCAAAGCAGATTGAACAAGATGAAGGAGGCAGAAGAAAAGGACGGAAGGCGCGAAGTTAAGCAAGGCAAAAAGATCAACGTCAGAGCGATTCAAGTCCGAGGCAAAAATGAAATCGAACAAACAAAAGCGCTTTCATTAAGAGATCAAAAATATCCGAAGTTGAGAAAAGGAACAGGGTTCACAATCGGCGGAGCTGGAGCAAATGCAGGAAGACAGGCCGGAGCAAATACAGGATTAGGTCGTCAGGTATCAGGAAGACAAACACGGAGAATTGCAGGAGCATAAAAAGGTGATAAGGTCAGGGGACGGCCAAGGCTGTCCCTTGTACTTCGTGACAAGGCTCCCCTGAAGTCAACCGGTAAAAAGTTGACAGCCGTAAATCTTTTTTTGAAGATCTCCTTGACAGGGGATCTTTTTAATGTATACTAATAAAGCAAGCTCGTTACTTGCCGAACCAACCCGAACCGGAGCTAATCCCATGACAACAATCACCGCGAAGAATACTAAGGCTGAAATTCTTGCCGAAGCTCTTCCACTGATTGACGACCAAAAGGAAACGATTCAAACTCTTACCGAGAAATTGAACGCCGCCTTAATCCTTCTAGGAATCACAGCAGCAGCAGCCGCTATTTTCTAAAACACCCGCCCCTCATTCCGAGGGGCTTTTTATTGACAGCCTGCCAAACCCCGCCAAGATAAGACAGGACAAGGGAAACAAACGCTCCGAATCTGCGCGGGGCGTTTTTTTTTGCGGATTAGTTGACACCTTTTAAAGTTGTTTGTATACTAAAGAAGTCAACGAACCAAACGAACCATGGACACTTTCTTCAATCGCTTCTTCGACGAAAAGAACCTAGAAAACAGGATCTACGAAGTAGTAGCCCCACAAGGAACAATGAACCTTATTGAAACCAATATGGTCATTGCAAAAATCAAAACAACTCAGGGCGAAGAAGCTCAAAAGATCGAAACCGTTTTAAGAACAATCGATTTCAAAAACGGCAACGTTCACCATTTCTTAAACCACATTGCCCAGGCAATGGCGGTTGATTTCTAAACCTACAGGAACCCAAACAGTGAAAAACTTTTTTTTCTTTCTATGCGTCGCGGCGGTCTTCTATACCGCCCTTGACGGATCATTAACAAACATGACCAAGGCAGATTGTCAGGCCGGAATACAGAAAGCGTGCGCGGAGCTAATCAAATGACTCTTTCTAACGACCAACTTAAAAGGCTTTTAAAACTTGTTTTGGATGCCCGCACCAAAGATGTTAATCGACTTGACGAAGAGCTACTTCAAAAATTAAGCATCGCATTTGTAGAAAGAACAATTGGAAAAGATTACGATCAGAAAGAAAGAGAACCTCTGTCGAAAGAGCCTGTTCCAAAAGAACATGACTTCGAATGTATTTGGTCTACAAAAGAAACAGCAAAAAAATTGCATGTAACGCAATCAGACTTAAGGGCGCTACGTAATGCAAAAGAATTAAAAGAAGGATGGCATTACATGACAGGAAGATGGCCAAGACCTACAGCTATTTGGTACGACCTAAATCAAACTTGTAACCAGATACATGGAATTAGTTGGGATGATTTCAATAGCCCAAGCTTTGATTTAAAAGCACATACAGAAAGACGAACAGCCCAAGCTTTTGAAGCGGCAAGAAGGAGGGCCAAGAAATGACCGTCGAACGATTCGCGCCCGGGACGCTCGTAAGAAAGCGCCCACCCTGTCACCCTGATTCAACAATTGGAACTGTTATCAAGCGTGAAGTATGGGAGCGCAAACGAAAAGGAAAGCTAGAACCTCAAAAAATTTCTTATTACGAAATTCTTTGGAGGGGCAAAACGAGAACCGACTGGCTACCTCAACAACGAATTAAAAAAGTCGAAGGAGTTTAAACCAATGACCCAAAAACAAGAACAAGACCAAATCAGGGCAATTAATCAAATTTGCTCGTTGATTGTTGGCGGTCGCGATGCTCGCGATACCGACATAATGAAGGATCGACCGTTACAAAGAGTTGAGAAATGTTTAGAGCTGGCTTCGCGTGAACAAGCCGAAACGGCTTCTGACCCAAACAATGACGCCGAAAAGTTTAGGAAGATTAAGCAAGTTTCAAGGAAGATTGACGCGCTAGGATCTTTACTCGTCTTGGCAAAACTTGTTGAGGAGCAAATGCAAGACCGCGCAGCCATCGCGGAAAATGCTTTTTTCCATGACGAATATTACGAACAAACTGAAAAATTCAAACTATGAGAAAAGTCGATCGCCGTCGAACCAAAAAAGAAGACCCAACACGAACCCAATCCTTTAGAGACCGAATGAACAAACCCGCAATTCTTGGCCCCGGATTATTATCTGGCGACGGAAGTTTTGAAGTGGATTTTTATCCCTATAAAAATTTAAGCGATCATTTCGTAAAGATCGTTCGCTTTCAAAATAGGACTGAATTTCGAGTTACGGTTAAGGCTCCGACGATGAGGGCAGAAGTTAAAAGACGACTCGAACATGAAGGCTTTAAACATATTCGGGACAATAGACACCCGATCAGTTGACAAGTTTATTTGGCGTTTGTATACTAAGGAAGTCAATTACACGAACCACAAATGACAATTCTTCAACCTCTTGAATTTGTTCCCGGCCAAATCTGCATGATGAAGTGGGGCGCGACAATGACTCTTGTTGACTTCTATCAAGTAACACGCAGGACAGCCAAAACTGTATGGTTTAAAAAAGTTCCAAGCGTTGTTCATTCTCACGACGGTTACGGACAAGCAGGGAAAAAACTTCCTGACTTGAAAACCGAAAAGAGAGGACCAGAGTTCAGAAAGAAAATCAAGATTGATCGTTATGATGGCGGAGAACAAGCGTGGGAAGAATACAAAGGTTTTATTGAACCTTGGAACAACCAACCAATTGCCTTCGACACATACGACTAAAGAGCCATAAGGCTCTTTTTTTTGCAATAAATTATTCCTGCATGTATACTAAAGAAGTCAGGCGGAACGACATGAGGCCCGCCGCTTTTGCCACCTCAAACCCGAACGAAGGTGGGCGCGGGTTAGCCGCGGCGAGTTAACTAACCGGACTGGTCCCACGATACGGGACCATTTTTTTTTAATTAGTTGACACCCTGCAAGATAATATGTATACTAAAGGAGTCAGTCAAACGAACCACAATGAACACTTTCTTCAACCTCAACAAGCCAAGAGCAAAGAAAGCGTGTTGGATCATCCTTAACGCAGTCGAAGCAGCAAAAGGAACAAAGGGCATCGACCGCAACTACATGATCCAAACCTTCAAAGCTTTCGGATATGTTCAGCACTTAGCAGAAAGAGCAACAACCGCGTTGATCGAAGCAAACACCGACATCAACCACTGGAGCCGCTGGCAATCAAACACAACAGAAGATGGAAACGTTTTCTACCTACCTTGCAGCCTCGGCTAACTAAAACAAACCAGACCCACAAGGGTCTTTTTTTTTGCTTGTTGACAAGTTCTAAATTTATATGTATACTAAAAGAGTCAATCACACGAACCACAATGGAAATCACAAAGCCTTCTGAAACAATCACCGGATACACATTTCAGATTTCAGCAAAGCAAAATCTTTGCGTTGTAGTTAGCAAAGGCGAGTTTCCAAATTGCACCGTTACAGTCAAAACAATAGGCGGTCGTAATCTTCCATTCGGAAAAGTTTTCCACGGCGCGGACTGCTTACTTCAAGCGCTTGATTCTTACAAAAGAGCAGCGGTTAAAAAAGGAATCCGTCAAGTGATTTCCGACATAAGCTAAGGGCCAAATGGCCCTTTTTTTTTAACTATGAAACTAAAAAAAATCGACGTCAACATGACAAATGATCTTTTAAGCAGCGGTGCAATTCTTTACACCGTCGCATGGCTGCGAGAAGGCGAACAAACGGGCAAGATTAAATTCTGTTATGGAATTAACCAGTTCAAGGACGACGGCCTCCCGCTGGACGTCCTGACCGCCGTACAAGAAAAATTGAACCTGAACTAATGAAAAGATTTAATCCTTATCGTTTTATGAGGATCGGCGATCACGTCGTCGAAAACATTTACGAACCCGAATACTTTGAAGACGAAGAAACAGAAGAACTAGAGGACGACGATGAACAATTCTGAACGGATTACATTCGCCGAACAAAGGCGAAAAGAATTACTATTCTTAATTAAGTGTTGGTCGAAAAATAGCGAGATGCCAAGAAAGCCTGAAGGGTCGGAATTATGGAGCGAAGTTCTTCAGGTCAGCGTGACGCCGGAAATAAAAAACGAAATATCAAAGATCGCCGCCGAGTCGGGAGAATCTCAGAGCAGCACGATCCGCAGGCTTCTAATGGAAGCCCTTGGAAAAGATCTTAATTGTAACTAATTGTTACGGCTAACTTCATTAGTATACTTTTAATGTATATTAAGGACATCTCGGAGCGAGACACAAAGACCTCCAAGTTTCAACCGCCATTTACTGAACTTCGATCAGATAGGCTCCGCTAGTCGGATAAGTTACTAGGGCCGATGACCAACCTCAAACCGTCGCCTAACAAGTTAGAGTTTTAAAAAAGCCTCCTTAACCGGGGGCTTTTTTAATGCAAGAACAAATTTTTTTCTGTCGGATTAATTCATTATAAAGCCGATCACTTCTCTCAATTGCCTCGGCGGCAATTAAGAACGGATCGGCATGGCTCTCGAATAATTGAGCGCGAATTTGTAAAGCCTTAGACGTTGGCATCTCAGCCTCGGCGGTAGGGGGGGGGAATGTAGGAAAAATAAAAACCCTGTATCCCAAAAGCAGGAAAAGTCCTATTGCTCCTATTCTTAGTATACAGGCATTGGCAACAATATTTCAATTGATGTATTGACGACTTTTCGACGTGTGTCATTATATGATCGGAACACTTCACTACTGAAACAATCTGAACCAAAATGGAAACAAAACCTATTCGAATTGATTGCAATCTGATCGACGAGTGCAACCTGATTAAGCCTTCATACATGTCCAGCAATGGTTTTATCAATCACGTCATCAATGAGGGTCTTATAGCCCTTGACACACGTGCTAACTTGGGAAAGGCGACACAGACAAAGGAAGTTCAGAAAGAAGGGGAGCCTTTACCTATTAATAATAAAACTATAGTTAATAATAAAAAGGTAAAAAATAAAATTTCAAAATTTCGATTCAAGCAAGAATTAATTCCTTTTATCTTGACGAAACACGCGGAGCGAATTGCTTTCTTTTGGTCGGTTAAGTCAGGAGCAAAAAGTGAAGCTTCATGGAAACAACTTCACAGGGGCTTGATTGATATACAAAAGAAATATGGCGACGCTGTTGTTTCTGCTCAGATTGAATTGGCCATCGTTGGCGGTCCCCGTGGCCCGTGGTCTTCGATAACCCTTGCCAACTACGAGAAGATTAACGGCGGCGGACAAGCCAGCAAAGAGCCGGCTCCGTCCGCTTTACAATCTCGGGTCTTTACAGCAGCAGGAGGTTTTGAAAACTAATGGAACCAGCTTTCGAACGTTCGACAATTGTCCGTCTTTTAAAAGGTGGATTAACAAGACCAAACCCCGCGAACCCAGAAGCCCCGATGTGGACGCTTAAAGACCTCGACCAATTAAGCCCCGGAGTCGCGGAACAAATCGCAACAGCAAACAATCACCCGACGTCGTTTCCTAATGGATATATAGGCGTTCAATTTGAAAACCTTGCTCGGGAACATTTACCCATCGGAGAGGCTGTCGAAATTATTGATCCTAAAGACTTGGCAACATGAACCAAACAGACCTATTTGATCAACCAACCGCACCACATAACAGAACAGAAACATCAATCGAAGCGGCAATTGCTATTCAGCCCAAAATAAAAAAGGGACAGCAAACAATTCTAAATGCCGTTGAATTAGCTCCAGAAGGATACACAAGAGAAGAAATTGCAACCGCGACAGGTTTACCCCTTGCGACTGTTTGCGCTCGCGTCAATGAATTAGTGAAAGATAAAAAACTTTCTTGTCGGATGATATTTGACCCGAAGGCAAAACCGTCTTTAATACTAAAGAAGATAACGAGGCCAACAAAGTCAGGACGAAAAGCCGAAGTTCTTTTTTTGTTTTGATTCTTTTTCCTACTTACACCCCCCCCCTTAATAATTGATTAATGAACCAAACAAACCCGTTCGCAAAATGGCAACATTGCCAAACCTTAAAAAGAAAACCAAACGCATGGTCAGGATTAAAACTTGACCCGCTGCCAATCTTTCGAGACGAAGCAAGACATAAATATTGTTGGGAACCTACAGGCGAATGGTTGGCCTTTTCAACAACTCAAGCTTGCAACGATAAAAGCCCCGCAGCTATGGCAAACATCGAAAAATATCGACACGTTTGGGAACCTCGCGGCGTACATGTCCATTGGACTTTGCAACAGAAAATGCTCGGCGATCCAAGCCCAGACCCCGGAGATTTCAAAGAATGGGTCGAGCCGTTAATGAATCACAGCTATTGGAAAAGCTTCGAGCCTTTCGCAGTTGAGTACATGCTGTGCGATCTTTCTAAATCGGTCGGCGGACAGTTGGACCTTTTGGGATATGACCACGCGGCAAATCAACTTGTTTTGATTGATTTAAAAACGCAAGGAAAAAACAAAGGCATTTATTCAACCGATGCTCAACTTGGAAGCTACGTTGACGCGCTGGCAAATCATCATGGAATCGTCGTTGATGCTTGCCGAACGGTTTGGTCTAGACCCGGCAAAACAGTTATCGGAGAAATTCAAGACCCTTTAACGTGTCGGCTTTCATGGTCTGACGCGTGGGCAAAGTTCGAAGACAAGCAGGAGTTCTTTTAATGGGTTTAATTTATATCCCCGTCGTTGGCATCCCTGCGCCTCAAGGAAGTAAAAGACACGTCGGTAATGGCGTAATGATTGAAAGCAGTAAACGCGTCAAGCCGTGGAGGCAGGACGTCAGAGAAGCCGCTTTAAAGTTTTATCGTGGGCCAATCATTGAAGACGCTGTTGACATTACGATCGTTTTTATTTTTCCTCGGCCTAAGAGCCATTACGGAACAGGCAAGAACGCGCAGCGTTTAAAACCATCTGCGCCTAAATATGTAACAAGCGTTAGAAATGGCGACCTTGAGAAATTGGAGCGAAGCACTTATGACGGACTAAGCCAAAAAGCGGGCGGGACAGTTTTGCAAGATGATTCGCTTGTTGTAAAAAATTCTAATGAAAAAAGATATTGCAAACGGGGCGAACACGCGGGCGCGTACATCTACATAAAAAAATTAAAGAACGTTCAACAACATTTGAAGGTCGTCTAAGTTGACTCTTTTAATTCATTAGGTATACTAAAGAAGTCCCTTAGTCTAAACAATGCCGAACCAACAGAAACCGAAAACGTTAAACGAAGCATTAATCGAATTTAAGAAAAACGCGCCGAAGTTAATCAACACGAAACCGGCGCATAATTATTCTTATTTGCCTTTAGAAATGACGCTCGACCAATTAAACCCGGTCTTGCTTGAATATGGACTTTTCGTTTCACAACCTTTTGGAGTTACGCCACAAGGTCAGCCCACCGTTATCACAATTCTCAGACATGTATCAGGCGAAGAAATAAAAGGAGAAATCCCTTTGTTTATTCCAATGCTTCCTGAGACAACTCCGCAGCATAAACAAATGTTCGCATGGGGCGGCGCCATTACATACGCGAGGCGCTATAGCCTTAAAAGTATTCTTGGCCTTGAATGTGACAACGACGACCCAGAAACAGAAGACAAAAAGCCACAACAAAAACACAGCTTTAGCAGCAACAAAAAGACGGGTATTAGTCGCAGTCCGTCCGGCCTGAATAAAAAAACAGAGCCACCAAAAACTTCACAGAAAAAAGAAGAAACTATTGATCCTAAAGTTTTAGATCAAATCAAAGTTAAGCTGGCTGATCCGCATCTTTCAGCAGATAACAAAAACCACGCCAAAAAACTTTATAAGGCGAAGTTCAACATTAGCTCTGAGAATTTGGCCCCTAGCCATATTCAAACAAAAGAGCAAGGCGACTACATGTCCCAACTATTAGACCAATACCAAAGCGCATAAAATGAGTCCCGAGGCAGCCGAACGTTCTGGCGAACTAATCCGCCAGCAATTGAAAGAACGTAATCAGGCCTACAACCGTAATATTTTTACGGTTCGAACTGATGACGAAGAGGCCCAAGCCTTGCGGAAAAAATGCGATCAACTAGGTATTAAACCAAACAAATTCATTCGTTCCCTAATCCGAAAAAACTTAAATGGCTGATTTCAACGAGTTCGTTCCCGCTTTACCTTTCACTTTGAAATGGTCTTTGAACGATAATCCTTTTGATGATTCCGACGCGAATCCAAAACAGATGTCGATTGCTATCCCTGTAAAATCTGCGGATGCTCTTTGCGCCCATATTTACAAACTTGCGGCGGATGCTAAGAACATCAAGAAAGATAAGAAAGTTTGGAATCCTGTTACAAGACAGGAAGAAATAGGTGATGTTATTTACATCAACGCAAAAGGAAAAATCTCCTCTGACGGAGAAAGTTGTTATGGAAATATCAACCCAAGAAAGATCGAAACAGACGACGCTTTTTGATTTTTATTTAGAAAGATAGGTTGAAAATTTTTCAATCAAAGAACAAGAGCGCTTTTCGAGGCGCTCTTTTTTTATTTCTAACTCTGTAACTTTTTCCTCTAGATCTCCAATTTTTTCAATTGCCTTAAACATGATCTGATCCTTGACTGTGTTCTGATGTAACAAACTCACGCACATCTCCGCAACTTCTTTGTGATTTTTATTATTTAAAATTTGCCGGCTGTAAACCTCAAGCAAAAAATCTTTCTCGGGCTTTGAATCAATAACAAGCCAATCCATAAACTCCATAAAAAATTGCTTCTTTCTTTCACTATGCTAAAAAAACAGGAAATCGTCGAGGATCAAAAAAATGATAAAAAAAATTCTTGATGCTATTGGGCGCCCTTTTGTTTATAAATCCCCGACCCACGAAGAACTTTATGCAAAGAGTTTGCGGCAATATCCGAATTGGTATCTACGACGAATGGCAGGGACAACCCACACCTACAACAAAGACACGCTGATTAAATTGATATTATTGAATACAATAAACACAAAGGAAAAGGTCTAATGGAATTTACTGAAGAAATGCTTGACGTTATCGAAGAGGTTAAAGGCGTTCGAAACGTCAATTATTGGGATGGACGTTGTGAGCAACGCTATAAGGCAAAACAAGAAAATTCAAAAAAACCTGACTCAACCACAACAAAAGGTTAAACTCTAATCAAACCTTCATTTTCAACTCATGGCAATTAGAGGACAGGAAGGCTCAGTTAAATTCAAAAACGCCGCCAGTTCTGTGGCTGCTGTTGCTGGAGTTCAAAACTGGAGCTTTACCGAAGAGAAAGAAACCTACGAAACAACTAAGCTAGGAGACACCGCAAAGTCTTTTATTGGTGGCTTGACTTCAGGAAGTGGCTCGCTTGAAATGCTTTATGAAGCACCCGGCGCATCAACTGGAGCTGGAGAGATTATTGTTGAAGCGTTGACTGCTTCCGACCCTGCGGATGCAGCGTTTGAACTTTATCTCGACAGCACAAGGAAGATTGGATTCAGTGGAATCATCACAAGCGTAGATTTCGGCGCAACAACAAACGAAGTTGAAACTTGCTCTGTGAACTTCCAAGCTTCTGGCGCAATCACTAACTCCGTTACAACCTAAAAAGTCTTTCTTGTGTAGAATTATCTTATTAAGATAATTTTTTCATGGCAACAAAGAAGACAGATCAAAGGGCGGCTGATATTTTATCGGCCGCTTTTGACATGAATAGTCGTCGTAAATATGAACTAATCATCGACGAAAAACATTTGTTGGATTTATATTTCAAGCCTATTACCCGCGCCGATCGTCTTTCCGTTCAAGGCAGGGCAGGAACAGACGAAGCGATAAAGATGTCAACTTATATGTTGATAGAGAAGGCGGAGCTGGAGGACGGAACGAAGGCTTTTTCTATTGGAGAAGTTGCAGCATTGCGCCGATTACCTGAACAGATTTTAAACGAATTAGAATTGTTTCTTTTTGGAGTTGATGAAAATGGAAACCCAACTCTTGAAGAAGCAAAAAAAGACTAACGGCGGACAACTGGCTTAACTTTGAATTAATGCTTGCCACTGAATTAGGGATGACCCTGAGCAGGTTACGACAAGAATTAACAGATGAGGAATTAGTTTATTTCGCCGCTTATTATGAGCTGAAAGCAGAAAGAGAAGAAGCCGCCATGAACAAAGCGCGGCGCAAATAAAAAGCTCTCAGCATGGGGAAACTGAGAGCCTTTCACCTGTCCATCGCCTTAGACATCAGAGCCGCATCGCTGGCTCCTTTCTTAAAGTAACTATTTTTACAATAAGAGACAAGTGCTTGCTTTTTTGCCGATCTTGCTTCTGCTTCTGTTTGCTGTCGCTCTATGTTTCGACAGTGAGAACATTTGCACTTAGTCAGATTCATTTTCGTCTAAAACCTTTTCTAGTTCCTCGGCCTTTTCCGCGAGTCCTATGAAAAGCCCATGTTTCGGATGCGTCGCCAAGTGACGCTGGTCCAAAATATAGAGGCGTTCCATTCTTAACATCCTTTCATTTTGAACGAACCATTCCTTCGTGGACATTTTCAAAAGAGATAGAGAACTAACGATAAATCAAAAAATCAACTTCGCCAATTACTTCTTCTTGAGGGTGAGGCGGAAAGCGTTGCAACTTCTTTTTCTAGCTTATTGATCCTTGCAAACAACTCCCGAACGTCGCGCTCCCGGCGTTGGGTAATGTTGCTAATTGCCATAAGAACAATCGAAACAGAGGCTCCTATAGTTGCAGCAATGATTTCATTCATTTAATCTAAATAAGATTAGATTTTTATTATGACTGAAGAAATCAAAACAGACGAGCCAAAAACAGAAGAGAAGAAAAAAGAGAAAGGAGTCCTTGGGAAGCTTCAGGAGATCACTCCCGATAAGGACGAGCAGGTTGCATTGATCGGCGTGGCCGTGAGGCTTGGCATTGTCGTTTGGTCCGGATTTATCTTGACTCTTGCCTACGTTGATTTGCCCGGATTTCAAAAACAAAACTTCGATCCGACTTTTATTGCAAGTATTTTTACATCGACTTTAACGGCCTTCGGCGTTCAGGCCGCATCTAAAAAAGGAAATGGTGGCGGAGTAACGAAAGAAGAAATCGAGGCCATGATGGCGAAAAGCAATACACAACAAAATGAACAGGTCATTAGAGTACAGACACCTTTAACCATTAACGGGGCCGAAGTCGTAACAACTCCACAGGCAAAAGTCGATCCACTCACTCAACGGCCCATCGATCCACAAACAGGAAAATTAGTATGAAAAAAGCCCTTTTGATTCTGCCTTTTCTTTTGGCAGCTACACCACTAAAAGCCGACCTGCGTCATCAAGTGACGGCCTCGACCCAACTAACTGTGAACGCGGCAGCGACTCAGGCCCAAAGAATCGGGTCGAGTTTTTCGGCGGCGGGATCGAATATTGACGTAACGGACGGGACGACTGCAAATGTTATTTCAGCCGGTGCAATCACTTCAGGCATATATTCACCCGGCACAATTTCGGCCACAGTGGACGACCCCGGACAGGCGTTTTCCTTCAGTTCTAGCTACACCCAAGGGGATGTAATTCCAACTTCTGCCCCCTCAGTCGGAGCAGTAGGAAATTTTTCCAACGTAACTTCTACGGCTGCCGGGACTGCTGGATCATTAGCGGGGACAATTTTGAGCGATCAAAGTATTACGCTAACAGCCGGGTCGAGTGGGACTTCGGCTATAGGCCAAGTAATAACAGAATTAAGCGTTGACTGATGCACGTCCCTTTATTAGTTGCTTTTATTGCTGTTATCATTGTCGCCACATTTAACTTTTTAATGTGGAAACATTATATGGACATTCATAAATAATGAAACGGATTTTCTTGTTGTTGTTTGTATTTAATGGCCCTTGTTTTGCCGGGGCTGTTATCCCAAATTTTCAGCAAGGAGTTTTACAAAATCACACCGAGACTTCCAGCGTTGTCGTGGAAAATATAAAAAGTTTTGACTTCCGTAATGGTTATCAACTGACTACGGGCGGGATGAACATAACACCTTCAACAAATAATGTTGCACCTACTGGCCATACAACAAACACCCAAACAGTTCAGGGCGTTAATACAACAGTGACAACCCCAAGCTATACAACAAGGCCCACATATAACATCGTTGATGAGGGCGCGAGCTGGAATTATTTCGAAACGCTAGAAACTGGCGGGCTTTCTAATTTTACAGAAATAAATAGGACCACCACAATCGAAAGTATCAGCGATTCAACGAGTACATTTAGCCAGTGATTAGAGGTTTAAAATATACTTTAGCGATTGCTTTTGTATTATCAAATATTTCCAACAAGGCTTACAGTAACACGGTTAACACTACATCAAATTCTTCTGGCTCGGTCACAAATCAATCTATTCAAGTGGTGCCTTCTAGGCAGTTTTCAAGTTCTGTTGGCCCTTCTATTCAGTGCCAAGGAAGCACCCTAAATATTAACCCATTTTTGCAAACCACCAATTCTTATGGTGAACCTTTTGAGCCAACCTATAACGAACCCGTCTACGATTTACAAACAAATGATGACGGCGCGTTAATCAATCCCGGCTCTATTCTTTACTACAAGCCCGTTAGAACAGGCCAAAAACAAAACAACATGTCAGTATCGTCAGGAATAGCGATGACCTTTGCAATCCCATTAGACCGGGAACAAATAAGGCTTTGCAAATCTGCAATGAAAAAACAAGTTCAATTATATGAACATTCACTCGAATCGAAAAAATTAAATTATCACGCGTCAAGAATTAACACCTGTGCCAAGTGGAAAAAAGAAGGCGTTTTATTAACTGAAAATTCACCTTTGTTTGGTCTTTGCCAAGATGTTAGCCTAGTCAATCCTCCGAACACTTTGCCCGATCACGCGCACGAAATAGAAACTATTACCATCCCTTTTTCAGCTTTCGATGAGCGCGGTTCAAGTCTCTTTGAATCATCAACTTCTGAAAGCGGCTTAACTTTTCGGGAGGCTTTTTTAACACCTTCGCCTTCACAGTAGTAATCAATTTTTTAACGGTAGGCTTTACAACTTTTAAAATTAGATCAGCAATAGGCTTTGCCAATACGGAACTAATGACAGCCGTCGAGGCGATCACGCCCGTTGTTGAAACTGTCGAAAGTTGAGGAAGGTACTTTTCTACTGCTGAAATATCAGAATACAAAACGACACAATTCCCTTCTCTTAATTCAAACCCTGAAACTTTTTCTTTTCCGCTTGCCGCAATATCTCCAATTCGCGGGTTGTTCTTTGTTGGATCAGGACAAGGAACTTCTTCTTCTGGAGGAACATCAACAGGCGGAACTTCTGCCGTTGGTGTAGTTGCTGTATTAGTTGGCGGCGGTTGAATATTTGGTTTTTGTGTTTCTATTATTTGAATCTTTTTCGGGTTGTAAAGAACTGGCTCAAACCACGGAAGCCCCGGACAGATAACGCTATTTCCTGAAGGGTCGTCTGTGAAGATCTTTTTGCTAGTCGTATAATCCCGCCGTACTTCTGCACAAGGCGAATAAATATAAGGAAGCGGAACCTGTGGCGAGCCTATTATTTTAGGCGGCGTAATCTTTGGGACCGTCCAGATTGTTATAGACGGGACTTCAATTTCTGTTATTTCATCCAACTTTGAGAAAATAAAGTAAACTAATCTTCGAGGGTAGAAAGTCCCTAAACCAAGCCGTTAAATCTGCCTCTGCTCTGTAGGGTGGTCTTTCTCTCTCTAGAATTTGGGCATTGAGAAACCTGAAGACTTAGGAATTGCCCCACCGGTTGTGCTAGGCATCGAAGGAAGTTTCATCCCTGCCATTACGTCTTCAATTACTTTCTGTTTGACGTTCTCTATATTTTCAGGATTCTTTAACCAGAAGAACGAATAGGTTCCAGCTCCAGCGGCTAAGACAACGAAACCAAAAGAAACTAAACTTAAAACGTTGACTATTTTTTGCATGATAAGAGACGCAATTTTAAAAGCTCTTGCTCACACTAGCTTAATTACGTTTGCGGGGCTTCTTCCTTTACTTCCTCTGTTTCTGATTCTGAAGTCTTATCCTCCTGTTGTTCTCCAATCACCCTCTGCGCAAACTGAATACCGCCCTCAAGCATCGCAATGGTAGCCTTCTTCTGAGCTAAAGCATCTTCAATTTGGCGAAGAGTTTTTCTTTCTTCTTCTAGTTGCTTCGCCCATGTCTGGGCTTCTGTTTCAACAGTCATCTGATAAAAAACTTTCTTAATAAGTTTAATACTTTAATACTTAAGCGGCAATCTCAACAACCGTATCAATTACGAAGGTTTAGTAGGCCAAGTGACAGAAGTAGGGAAACTACTTTGTTCTGGAACATCGAGCAAATTCCTTCTGTACTGAGTCCATTCAGTCTGCTTTTCTGATGTTAATTCAGCCCACCTAAAGGAGTTTGTGGCTAACGGATCAACTTCTGAGACTAACTTATAATCTCTTTCGGCTCGAATTGAGTGGGCTGCTGCTGTATTGAGTTCTTCTTGTGTTGGCGCAACATAAGCCTCGAAAGTAGAACCAATTAAAGTAGTAAGTTCTTCGTTTTTGATTGTTTCATCTGTGTCATCTGGATCAAGTGTGTAAGGTATCCAGCCATGGTCTGGGTGTTCTATCTCAACATCAAACCGAGTATTCTCAGCATTGAGAGATTTAGCGTTTCTGAAGTTTGTAATTGATGTAGCCATTAAGAGATCCTCACCCAAAGAGTAATTGTCATAGCATAAGTAGTTGATTTCCTACCATTACCCATACATCTCCATGTTCCGCTCATTGTAGATACCATGTAGAAACCGGGAGCAGCATTTGCGTTTGACACGTAATAGGTTCCACCAGAAGTTGCGGTCTGAGCATACATCGCTCCATAAACACCTGTTGAGGCAGGGTTCAAGTTACTACCAGCAAGTGTGCCATCAACAGCGATCGAACCAGCGTAATAAGCCATTGCATAAGTTCCTACAGTGTTCCAAGTTGTAGGAGGTGAGGCCGAAGTAATATAACCAGCACCGTTTGACAGTTGATTATTATTACTCGGAATAGTGGGCAAGTTAGAAAGAGAATTATAATTCTGACCACTGACGCTCGTTATATAACCAGCACCGTTTGAAAGCTGATTATTATTGCTCGGGATAGTAGGTAGATTTCCAGTGTGATAGACAGTTCGATAAGAACCGTCATAAAATTGAACATCACTGCCTATCCTAAGACCCCTACTATGTTCTTGATTCCAGTGATAAAAATATCCGTCGGTTCCCCACTGAATATAGGCTTTATCTGTAGAACCTTCTCTGAACCTTACATAAGGTTGACTTGAACCTGCAAGAACGATTTTCCCATCATCAGAACCATCAATAACTAATGGGTATTGACCACTTCTTGTAAGAGAAAGCTGGCTTGACATCGTGTCATTAGCATCCGATCTTAAGAACGAGCTAGAATCAATGCCATCCAATGTTGCTGCATTTCCACCGTCCGCTGAGGTTATATATCCAGCACCGTTTGTTATTGCATTGTTGTTTAAAGAGATATTGGCCGATCCATTAAAACTAACTCCTGCAATCGTTCTGGCTGTGGCAAGGGTTGTAGCCGTTGCAGCATTT